AGATGATATGAACTATCAGTTAACCGACGTGATGCAGGAGTATCGCCCTGAGACAGAAAGAATGCTCTGGGGTTTAGGTTTAGCTGGAAACGCATTTAAGAAAGTCTATTTTGATCCTAACTTAAACCGTCAAGTAGCAATGTTTGTACCAGCCGAGGACATCGTTGTTCCTTATGGCGCTGCCTCTTTAGCTGCTGCTGAGCGTGTAACGCACGTAATGCGCAAAAACGAGAATGAGGTTAAGAAGTTACAGATTGATGGGTTCTACCGTGATATTGACCTGGGCGATCCAGTAAACGTACTAGATGAAGTTGAGAAGAAGATAGCTGAAAAGTTAGGATTTAAAGCCACAACGGATGACAGGTACAAACTTCTTGAGATGCACGTAAACTTGGACTTACCAGGTTTTGAACACAAGAACTCTAAGGACGAAGAGACCGGTATTGGTCTACCTTATGTAGTAACTATTGAGAAAGGAACAACTAATGTTCTTGCTATCAGACGTAATTGGAACCCTGAAGACGAAACTTATCAAAAGCGTCAACACTTTGTTCACTACGGATATATTCCTGGCTTTGGCTTCTATCATTTTGGTCTTATCCATCTTATCGGCGCTTATGCTAAATCTGGTACTTCCCTTATCCGCCAATTGGTTGACGCAGGGTCACTTGCAAACTTGCCAGGCGGCTTTAAGACCCGTGGCTTGCGAGTCAAAGGTGATGACACCCCGATTGCCCCAGGTGAATTCCGTGATGTAGACGTACCAAGCGGTACGATGAAAGACAACATCATGACTCTCCCTTACAAGGAGCCAAGTCAGACATTGATGGCGTTGTTAAATCAGATCGTAGAAGAAGGTCGTCGTTTTGCTAACACTGCTGATATGCAGGTTTCTGATATGAGCGCTAATGCGCCTGTTGGGACAACATTAGCAATTATGGAGCGCACTCTTAAGGTAATGTCCGCTGTACAAGCCCGTATCCACTACAGCTTAAAGCAAGAGTTAAATCTCTTGAAAGGCATTATTGCTGAATACACTCCAGAGGAATATGACTATGAGCCGACTGAGGGAAGCCGTAGAGCTAAAAAGAGCGACTACGATAATGTTGACGTCATACCGGTGTCAGATCCCAATGCGTCGACGATGGCGCAAAAGATTGTCCAATACCAAGCAGCTCTTCAGTTGGCCCAGACAGCTCCCCAGCTATACAACCTCCCACTCTTGCATCGCCAAATGCTCGACGTTCTGGGGATTAAGAATGCGTCAAAACTCATACCAATGGATGAGGACCAAAAACCGGTCGACCCAGTTAGTGAGAACCAAAATATTCTTATGATGAAACCGGTCAAAGCATTCTTAACTCAAGACCACGGAGCACATATTTCTGTTCATATGTCAATGGCGCAAGACCCTAAGATTCAATCTTTAGTACAACAAAGCCCAATGAAGCCGCAAATGGAATCCGCATTAATGGCGCACATTCAAGAGCACTTAGGTATGCAGTACCGTGTTCAGATTGAGCAACAACTTGGCATTGCATTGCCTCCAATGAAGGACGAATCTGGCGAACAGGTCAATATGCCTCCAGAGATGGAAGCGCAGTTAGCTCCGTTACTTGCCCAAGCAGCCCAACAAGTTCTTACACAGAACAAAGCACAAGCAGCCCAGCAGCAAGCTCAGGCGCAGGCGCAAGACCCACTTGTACAAATGCAGCAACAAGAAGTACAGATCAAAGCTGCTGATCAGCAACGTAAAGCCGCTAAAGATCAGGCTGATATACAGATTGCACAAGAGAGATTACAGATTGATCGTGAACGTATTACTGTGGACGCACAAAAAGAAATGGCAAGAACACAAGTGGATATGGAGAAACATCAATCTTCACAACAGCACGATGGCATGAAACATGCAACGCAATTGATGGCTAATGCGCAAAAACAAAACAACCCTAAATCTAAAGGAGAATGATGGACGCTTTTGAAGCTCTAGTGGACATACTAGACAAAGAAGTAATTGTTAAACGTGACTGGGTAGCAAGTGGACAAGCTGCAGACTATCCAGAATACAGAAGAATTTGTGGTGAGATTCATGGTCTTCTCATTGCAAGGCAGGAAACCATAGACCTAAAACGAAAAATGGAGCACTCGGACAATGAGTAATCTGAATCTTAGCCAAGCAGTAGACTTAGCTGCTGTGCTAAATAAAGAAGCAGAACAAAAAGCATCACAACTACCAAAACCGCAAGGGTATCGCATCCTTTGCGCAATCCCTGAAGCTGAAGAAGCATTTGATAGTGGCATTATTAAGTCAGACGAAACAAGAAGAGCCGATGAATTATTAACCACGGTGCTGTTCGTGGTCGATATGGGTCCTGATTGCTATGCTGACAAGGTAAGGTTCCCAAATGGTCCCTGGTGCAAACAAGGTGATTTTATTTTGGTACGCCCCAATGCGGGCACCCGTTTGGTAATTCACGACCGTGAGTTCCGAATCATTAACGATGACTCTGTGGAAGCTGTAGTAGAAGATCCACGTGGCATCAAACGTAAGTTTATTTAAGGAGGCCGGACATGGCTGAAATGCAAACTGAAGAATTTAAGTTCCCCGATGAACAGGAAACTGAAGATCAGGGTAAACCCGTAGAAGACGATCTTGAAATTGAGATTGAAGATGATACACCCGAAGAAGATCGTGGCAGAACCCCTACTACACCTGAAAAAGTTAAAGCACTTGAAGTTGAAGTGGATGACTTAGATAAGTACAGTAAGGAAGCTAAAGATAAGCTAATTCGTATGAAGCGTGTTTGGAACGATGAACGTCGTCGTGCCGATTCTGCTGAACGTGAGCGACAAGAGGCACTAGATGTAACTAATCGTTTACTGGCAGAAAACCGCAAGTTTAAAGAATTAGTAAATAGTAATCAGCAAGCACGGCACACAGCAATAACTGAATCTACTGAATTAAAGCTCTCTGCGGCTAAAAAAGCCTACAAAGAAGCCTACGATGCAGGTGATTCTGATGCTCTGGCAGAGGCGCAGCAAGCGATTACACAAGCTACTCTTGGAATGGAGAATGCTAAAAACTTTGCTCCAGCCCCTTTACAAGAAGAGAATTTTGAGGTACAAACTAATCAACAGTACCAGCAACCCCCTACTGATGCCAAACTAAACAATTGGCAACGTCAAAACTCTTGGTTCGGACAGGATGAAGAAATGACGGCAGCAGCTCTTGGACTCCATGAGAAGCTGAAAAGACAGGGTGCTGCAATTGGTTCTGATGAGTATTACGCTACGTTGGACCGGACGATGCGAAAAAGGTTTCCAGAGAATTTTGAGGATTTGGAACCAGAAGTAGAGGTAGAGCATAAGGAAGACACTCCTAGAGCTAAACCTAGCACGGTAGTAGCGCCAGCCACTCGGTCGACAGCACCGAAAAAGATCCGTTTAAAGTCATCGCAAGTTGCGATAGCTAAAAAACTTGGTCTTACCCCTGAGCAATATGTCCGTGAACTTTTAAAATTGGAGGCCTAACATGGCTACAAATAGACTTGACCGTGAAGTAGACAACCGTGAATTTTCTGAGCGCCCTAAACGGTGGATGCCAGCAGAACTTCTCCCAGAGCCTGACAAACAGGCTGGTTATGCTTATCGCTGGGTTCGTACTTCTACATTAAATACAGCAGATCCACGCAATCTTTCCGCTAAATTGCGAGAAGGTTGGGAGCCTGTATCAATTGAGTTCGTTACTCAGCGTAATGCTTATTATGCTAAACAAAGCGATGCTCAAACGGATGCTGTAGATAACAATTTAATGCGTCAAAGCGACCCACGGATGCCACTCTTTAATGAGCGTAAATCCACGACTAGCTTTGGCAAAGGTAATAATTAACTTTTTAACTTATTAGGAGATTTAAATGGCTTATCCAACCGTTTCAGCTCCCTACGGTCTAGAAGCGATTAACCGTGTTGACTTTATGCCCTATGCTGGGGCTACACGTCAGCTACCGATTGCCAGTACTTATAATACTGCAATCTTTAACGGCGACATCGTTATGGTCAAGGGTGGTAGCATCATCAAGTCAACTGTAACTGTTGACTCTACAACTGACAACACAGCAAACCTTACTTATGGTGTATTTGTAGGTGTTCAGTACGTTAACTCACAGCAACAAACTGTACAAGCTCAATATTACCCAGGTAATGCTGCAGCAACTTCAGCAATAGCGTATGTTATTGACGATTCACAAGCAGCCTTTAAAGTAGCTGTTACCTTCTCTGGTAATACTACTGTAACTACTGCTAACGCTTCTGTTGTTGGTACAAATCTGTCTATCCGTCAAGGTACAGGCTCCACTACTACAGGCAATTCTGGTTTATCTGTTATTGTTCCTACTTCTGGTACTGGTAACGCAGCAACATTGCCTGTTCGTGTAGTATCAGTTGTTCCAGAAACAGCAACAGGCACCAATGCCTTCACTGAAGTTGTAGTGAAGTTGAACAACCCACAAATTCTGTTGGCAGCCGCCCAGAATTATCTATAAGGAGCTAATTAAATGGCTATTTCTCGTGCACAGCTCCTAAAAGAGCTTTTACCCGGTTTGAATGCATTGTTTGGTCTTGAGTACGCTCGCTACGGCGAAGAACACAAAGAGATCTACGATACAGAGACCTCAGAGCGTTCCTTCGAAGAAGAAACCAAATTGTCTGGCTTTAGCGCCGCCCCTGTTAAAAACGAAGGCTCTGCCATCGCTTATGACAACGGTCAAGAAGCATGGACTGCTCGTTACAACCATGAAACAATCGCCCAAGGCTTCAGTTTGACTGAAGAAGCTATTGAAGATAACTTGTATGACTCTTTGTCAGCTCGTTATACAAAGGCTTTGGCTCGTTCCATGTCTTATACCAAGCAAGTTAAGGCTGCTGCTGTATTGAATAACGGTTTCACTACTGGTTACAACGGTGGTGATGGTGTTCCTTTGTTCTCTGCATCACATCCTTTGGTTTCTGGCGGTACAAACAGCAACGTTCCATCTACTGCATCTGACTTGAATGAGACTTCTTTAGAAGCCGCTGTAATTCAAATCGCTGCTTGGACTGATGAGCGTGGTCTGTTGATCGCTGCTAAGCCTAAGAAGTTGGTTGTTCCTCCTGCATTACAATTCGTTGCAACTCGTTTGCTCGAAACTGAATTGCGTGTTGGTACAAACGACAACGACATCAACGCTATCAAGAACAATGGTTCTGTCTCTGAAGGTTACACAATTAACCACTTCTTGACCGACACCAATGCTTGGTTCCTAACTACTGATGTTCCAAATGGTATGAAGCATTTTGTTCGTATTCCATTACAGAACAGCATGGATGGTGACTTCGATACTGGTAACGTTCGTTACAAGTCTCGTGAGCGTTATTCTTTCGGTTGGTCTGATCCACTCGGAATGTTTGGCTCTGCTGGCGCTTAATCAAAGCCCCCCAGCTACAAGGAAGCCCCACCTTACCCGGTGGGGTTTTTCTTTTCTTCCCAGTGATGTTTTCTGTGGCAATTAGCGCATAAGACTCTGCACTTTAGGGCTTCTTCTATAGCCCGTGTAAATTGAGAGTTTTTAATAAACCAGCTAACCGCATGGTCCTTAGTGGCTGGGTCTTCATGGTGGAAGTCTAGTGCTGCTGGGTGATCCTCCCCACAAACAGTACATTTAAGGGTAGCTTTAAAACTTGCCCAATCTACTCTAGCTTTCTTTTTATTTTCTGCCGTTAGAGCAATTACTTGTTCTTTATTAGCCTCATAATGTTTACGGCTATATTCTCTGTGTTTTCTTTTCTTTACTTCTGGGTCTTTATAAGGCATTTTTATTGTCTAAAGCGTAGGTTTTAATTGGTTCGTGACTTTTTAAATCTACATTACATGCCCACTTAACTGCATCTTCTGCGGTTAAACCCATACGCATACATACTTCTGCAGCCATAGCCCCGCTGCCAATAGCCATAAAGGTTCGCACTCTTTCCCATTCAAGATCATCCCCACAAGCAAATAAGCCGTCTTTGGTTAGTTTTAAAAAAGAACTATCTGATTTTAGTTTGGGTTTTGTTTTGGTTTTTTTATTTAAGTAATCTAAAACTTTTTCTGCATCTGACCAATTACCCGCTACCCCAAGCCAACCACCATCTATAGGAAGAATTTTGTCTTCAAAGTATTTAAGTCCAGTATCATCATCGGAGAATTGACTATCGGCTACTAATACTTTATTTCTCCAGTCGCCTACTATTGTTGTCATGTTTACACCTTATATAAAAGGGCTATAATCCCAGCCAAGTATATCCCTACTGCTACTGCTTCGACTAAAAACAACGGAATGTCTCTTTGAACCCACCCCGCCCAAGTCCAAAGGGCGCTACCAATCAAACTGAGGATAAT